AACATAGGTCAGTTTCTGTAGATATTCTATAATCCCAAATAAGATATAAGTAATCTCCTGTTGAAGGCATTGCAAAGTTAGCGTAATATTTATTAGTGCCTGTATTCAGTATTGGAGTAGCTATTATAGCTTCATCTAATAAATCTAACATACCTGCATCTGTATCAGGATAAAGAGTATTACTTCTAAAGTATCTAAAGTTATTTACTGTATCATTAAATACAAAGTTATCAAAGTTTATTTTATTAGAAGCTATAGTAACAGTGGCTGTATCAGATGGTATAATACCAGCACCTTGTCTGCCTTCTATTAATGCATAGTCAGATGTTATAGGATTAGATATAGCGTCACTTGCAAACTCAACTAACCTTGAGTGTAATGGAGAGACAAACGAGCCATCAGTCCAACTATACTCACTATGTATGTACTTGCCGCTATCCGCATTACTTGTTAAGCTAATAGGAACTATTGTTATCAAATCAGCTTGAGGACATCCTACTGTTAAACTCTCTATGCGAGTCTCATCAAACGCAGAACCATTACTTATTGTAAAATAAATAGTCTGAGCAGATACTGAGTTTTTGTTGATTATAAACGAATCAGATACTGGAGGATTGGCACTTGCATATTCATATCCAATGTCATTATAAGTGTAAGCTACAAAAAACTGTTTAGGCGGTACAACAAGGTCAGGTCTAATAGTGTAGCTTACTTCTATGTCTCCAACTAATGCTCCTACATTAACACAGAAACTATATGGCGTAAGTTCGGTAACTACTATATTCCCTATAGATGTTCCGCAATCTATACACTCTGTAGGAATTGGTTTAAGTATATCGTTAGATGTAAGTACATACTCGTCCATATATGGGTCAAACCCACCTAACTTCTGAGTGTTAAATGATTCATTAAACAAGTCTCTAAACCAAGTACGCATACCGAACTCAGATACCACAGATAACTGCTCACTCTGACCTCCGCTTCCTTTAAGCTGTATCACAGCTCCACGTTTAGCATCTGTAAAGTATTTGTCAGCACCCCATTGAACAAAGCTCTCAGGGTTATTAGATATACCATACTGCTCAACTCTAGCGATTTGCTTGCCTAATACTTCGGGCACTGCTACCAAAGCACTACCTCCGCCTGCATCCGACAGGATGTCTTTTGCTTGTAGTACGTATGATATCTTATCTTCCTGTAGGGTAAGTATGTCAGTCTCTCGACCAAAAAGCTTTTGAACAGGACCAAATGACTTTTCTAATGACTTAAAGTTAAGAAGACCTAAGTTAAACTCGTTTAGTTTATTTACGTTATTCTCTTCATTGTATATGCCACTATAGGTCAAGTCTGCAAATCTATGAGCCTCTCTATATTCCTTCTCGCTTGTACTAAATATCCTATTTCCAAGATTAAATGTTTTGCCAACTATAGAGTCACGTATCTTGTAACTCTCTGCACCATTACCAAATGAAAAACAATTATAGAAATCAGTATTAATTATAGCAGGCGTTGTTGATGTTTGATATACACCATAACTTCCTTCGTGATATCCATTTGAATCAATTGCATAAGTGTTTGCAGACTCAAACCATACATTAGGCAAAGCATCTTGAGGTTCAGTTTCAAATATTACAACTGTATCTATTCTTCTTATGTTAAAGTCTACTTGTATTTTAGAAACTTTATTTTTCGTATAACCACAAGCTTTAATGTTGTTAAAGTATATTATACTTTCGGTTGTAGCTCCGTCTCCTTCTTTATACCAAACAAAAGCCTCATTGTTTTCACAAGCGGTGTTAATATTTTTACCAATCCAATTATATTTTACATTTCCAGTGCCTGTATCTAAAATTTCTTGAAAATTTGATGCAACTAAAAAATCATACACATTAGCATAATACTTATTCGCTGTCAATGTAGTTTTTAAGCTATAATCTCTTGCTGGGCAGTTTGTTAAAGAGCCTTTTCTATCGATTTGTATTTTAATATCTATAGTAGAACCAGCGGGCATATCTAAATCTACATACGGATTATCAGTAGTGCCTAGGGTAATACCTATAAGAAGCCCACAATCGCTTTCACTTTCTCTAAAATTAGAAGAAGGTCTATATGTATCTTCACCCTCTATTATATTTAGATTGTTTGGATTTATTTTCATATAAGTACCTGCCACGCTCCCTTCAACTATATCCTCAGAAGCATACGTATCTTTTTCAAGGACTGTAGCATAGACACAGCTACCTATTGCTCCTGAAGAGTCTTTTTTTACTAGTAATCTATCTCCTTCTTCAACTTTTCTTGAATTTTCCCCTTCTAAAAGGAAATACGCCATTTGGTCTTTTAGAGATTGGTAATATATACTACTGTATATAACATCATAGTTTTCTTCATCAGGCTTAATTACAAACTTATAATGAGTAGCCCACTTAGGAGCTATCTGTCGTGGAGGTATAGCTACTTGTATATTATTTTTAGTGTCAGATGCACTACAAGGCACGCTTAGTGAATTGTTCTCACTAACAACTGCTGTACTTGAACGACCATATTCGTCCATATATACCATCCCTATTTCATACCCTCTATTGCTATGTAGGCTACCTAAAGAATCAGTAAGCTGTAATGTTGCAAAAACAGATGTTACATCATAAAACTCATACACATCATTTGTAGTATTAGCACCATCAGCTAAATCATCTACAAATCTCATATAAGGTAACCCAAACCCTATGGTGTCTTTTAATATACCAGACGGGTATGCGAATATTGCTATAGCCTCATTATCTTCATAAGCTGTATTTCCAACTAAAGGAGCTCCACTTACAGCACTAGCAAATTTCTTTACAGAACCGCTTGGAGTAGTAGATGTTAAAGCATTAGTTACATTACAATTAAACTCATCTGTAAACGTATTGCCCTTACAAGAGTCATCTCCTGTTGGAGAGTATACATCTAATATGTTTCTTGGACTATTTACACCTACTGAATTTCTAAATTCATCACTAGTAGCTAATTCATATACACTTGCATAATCTTTAATTAAAGTAAAAGGAAATGAAATATCTATTGATAAATTTTGAGACGAAGGCGTTACTGGACCTGCAAAACTGCTATGTGTAAAGCTTATTTCAAAAGTTAATACAGAGCCTTTTTTTAAATCATTAACAAATGTACTTAGATTGACTAATCCAAAACTATCTTGAGTTCTTGTAATGCCTCTTGATACTATATTATAAGTTACAGGTGCTTCATATCCTGTTTCAGTTACACCAAATGGAGCTTCGCTTATTAAACTTACTCCGTATTCTATCTGAGTAGGAGTCCCATCTCGCTCTAAATCATACCCATCTATGTAATTGCCGTAGATAACTCTATTGCCCATAATAGTTTGAGCTAAAGCAAATCTAGGGACATTATCGTACAGTCTTAATATCTCAGAGTCAGGAAGTATAGTGAATATATTACTATTGCTAAATAAGAAAGTTGTAGTGGCATTGTCTCCAAGTCCGCTATCTTCTTTATTTACCTTTTCCATGACTTTTATTACACTACTATGAGCTTCTTTAAATAACAAATCAATGCTTTTAACTAAAGGACCTCCTGTGTTATAAGATACATTAACTGCATTAAAGCTATTCACCATGCCTTCATTTAAAAAGCTGTTTGCACTAAAATCAAATAATTTAGGTGCAAATGCAGGGTCTGAGAATGGAGATGTTGCCGAGTACTCACCGTTCTCGTATCTGTATCTATATGCAAAACATATATACCTATCCTCTAAAAACTTATCTTGAGATTCGGGGATATTTACTAATTCAATAGTAGGTGCGTATAGCGGTGGTCTTTTTATAACAAGCAGCCTTTCTTCCAGTAAAGTTGGGTCGCCATCGTAATCTACTCCAGATACATTAGGGTTAGCATAAGAGTTTCCTACATTTATACATCTAGGTGCATTATAGTTATCTGTAAAGAATAACAAATCATTTACTTTATCAACCCCGGTAATTAAATACTTAGGGTTGAAGTTTAGAGTGGTATTCAAAGACCCTCCATCACTCATACTAATAACGTGGTAGTTTATGATATCAGACTTAGTATTGTACGATACTATTAAATCTATTTTATCGGTAGGGCTAGTAGCAAAGTTTTCATCGTGTACAAACCAATAGATAGTCTCATTTGCTCCATCTTGGAAAGCTCCTATAGTTCTAGCAGAGCTACTTAAGTCAAGACCATTGTATGCTAATTTGGTTAGAGAAACATTACCCTTAGTGTTCTCAATAACGCCAATCTCAGAGTTCTCAGTAGAACCCATTCTGACATTGACTGCGTTTATGTATTCACCATCAGGTACAAGCCGTTCATCAACGGACTTGTTCATCTTCCCTTTTATAAAACTTCTTGTAATATTCGCCATATTATTTCAACCACTTATCTTTTCCTCGCATATTCATTAACAATCTTCCAGGATGGATATTGCTTATTCTTATTCTAGCATTTCTAAGCAAAGCAGTTTTTCTTTTCTGTGCTCTTCTTACAACATACTCTTGCACATTTAGTTTACTGTTAAGCAAGGAGTATTCAATGTGAGCGTATATATAGTCTTCAAATAATTTGTTTACTGTAATCTTAGAGTCATCTCCACCCTCCATACCATCAGACACATACTCAAGAACACAAGACTCATTCGCCATATCTGAGCTGAAGTTAATTACACCTGTCTTTTTATCTATAACAAATGTTGGATTAAAGTTAGCTGTTTCAGTATTAAGACCAAATCTAGGTCCTACTGCATAATCAAAATACCAATCCCCATTGTAGTTATATCCAGCTACACCATCAAACTGGCTATTACCATTTAAGTATATACTTTTAGTCTGCCCTGTTATTCTATCATAATCTATGTCAGAAAACTCAGGCTTAAGTATGTTGCCATCTATATCAAATAGTATTCTACCTGTATTGTCTTGAAGATACTCTGCAGATGAATTTGTTTGTATGTTCTCTGTAAGTGGTCTAAGAACGCCATCTTTATATAAACTTACTCTAACCCAATTAACATAGTCAGATGGAAGAATGTATCTTAGATTATCTCCTACAGAAAGCTGTAGTACTTTTATCTCTTTAAATGCATCGTAGTTTAGCTCTTGTACACCTCTCTTTGCATGGAACAAAATCTTATATCTCTCCTCATTATTTACTAATGAATGATTGCCGCTATACATCAACATAAAGTTGTTAACGATATCATAAAGACTCACATATTGATATGAACCCCAGTTTTCATCTTCAGGAGTTGCCCCCTCATTTGCGTAATATTTATATTGTGATATATATGCCATTATTGTGTTGCTGCAGTTTCTTTTTGTTCTTCTATATTAGCAAACTGAACTACATCAGCCTCTCTTATTTGTACACCAGAGTATTGGAGTATTTTTATTATTAATGATGTCTCATCATCTATAGGCAACTCAAAGTCTTGATAATCAGGTTGTGACTGGTCAAACACAGGCTCTCCGCTTAAAAGACTTTTATAAGTCCACTTAGGGTCTTTAGGGTATCTTATGTACTGAGATAAAACCTGTCCTATTTTGTTTACACTATTTGGAAACGCTTTTAATATAGCTCCTTCCTGTGTATACGCAGGAAATGTAAGATTTGGCTTAGTGAGTAATGAGTTATTAAGCATAGTAATCTTACTGTGAGAAACCTTTTCAGCCTCCTGTAGAGAGTCTCTGTATATACTGTAGCTTATGCCATTAGAATTAAATGGTGTAGCTGTGACTTCACTCTCTGTAGTAAATAAAGATGTCTCAGAGTTAACTAATGTAATGGTTACATACTGTGTAATGCCATCACTAACTAATCCAATAACATCACCAGCATAAACTCCATCTGTTATGAAATTAGCATTTGCATCTATTAGTTCTATTTCAGTCACTCCAACATTTGTAGTTGTGCCACTTGCAATAAAACTATCATATATAAGTACTTTATTTATTAAGTAGTAATCATCTCCTGTTGTAGTTAGGGATGGTAGCTGGTATACATTGCTTATTGTTGGTGGTGTATTGCTAAGGCTTAAAGGATTAGTTACAGAAAATACGTCAATCCCCTCTTCTATTGTCTTAGTTAAATCTGCGTATCCTGAGCCAGATACTCTGGCATTCTCTTTATTTATTTGAGTATTGTAATTATAGAAATAATTCTCAAAGATTTCTAACTGTGCTTGCTTGGCAAATAAGTTAAAATCCTGCGGAGATATATATCCATAGTTGTTCTTGTTGAGAACCGAAAATACTGTATTTCGTACTGAGTTTATCATCCTAAACTTTTTCACAAAGATAATAAAAAAAAAGAACCCCTTCCATTTAGAAGAGGTTCTTAAATTAATTGTTAGATTACTCTAATTAAGCAACATCAATTGATGTAACAGCTGCACCTACAGGTATTTTAACCTCAGATACAACATCTGTCCAACTAGTTTCAGCAGCTTTAAATAAAGCTTCGTAAATTTCGTCAACAAATACTTGAGTAAAACCTGTTCCTGTTAGCGTCACATCTTGTGCTATTGTATGTAAAACAATTGAAGTAGCTAAAGCTAATTCTACATAAATAATTGAATCAGTAGAAATATATTCTGTTCCTGCTGAAGTGATAAATGATAAGTACTTTTTCATATTTTTAATAATTATTTTGCAAATATAATACAAAAAAAAACCTTATTCTTCTAGAAGCTTCTCAAGCATAACTAGTGAATCTATACCTTCATCACTCTGTAGGAATGATGTAACAGTATCCATAGCCTCTGCGTTAAATGGCACTGTAAGCATTCTTGTTTTATTTGAAGAGGTATTATACCACACCTCTTTTTTGTTCTTTCTAAAAGTTAATAGATTTTTATCAAAGAATAATTGAATAGTTCCTTGAAGCTGTAGAGATGGGTCTTTTATTACCTGCAAGAACTCTCTTGGCTCTCTCTTGGCAAATATTAATATATCTCTTTTTAATTCAGCTGTAGATATCTTAGATGGGTCAACATTAAATAACACACGAGCAACATTCTCAATCTGCTCAAGGGTAAGTTGTCTAGCTTCTATTAAAGCATCAACCTCTAGGTTTAACACCTCAACATCTTCTTGTGCATCTTTCTCGTTATTTATCTCCTCAAAATGTAAGCCATTCATGGGATGATAATGTAAGAACTCTTGAAGCACAGGATTATTTTTTGGAACACTTAAAAAACCATCTTCAAATATGATTGGCTCTAGTATGGCATTGCCATCTTGCTCATCTTCAAATGGTGATTTTTGGTTTCTAGCATATCTTAATGCTCTGTTTATGTTTTGTTCTTCATCAAAATACATCAATGGATATCTTGAAGAATTTTTTGTTGGCAACATAAATGCCAATGGAGTCTCTTTTGATTTTAGCTTGTAGTGCTTATCAGTTGGTATTGTTTTATTTTTCATTTGATTTAATTTAATAATTTAAAATAAGGGGTGCACAAATGTACACCCCTATAATTAATATTCCTTAATCTTTAAAGATAAAGAAGTTGTTAGCACCTAAAGTACATACAGCTCTTTCAGAAAGGAATTGAACTTCCATTGCATCAAGGTCGCTGTTTTGTGCTCCGCCTGCAGAACCTGTAATCCAAGTTTTGTATCGTCTGTCTTCAGTTTCAGAAGCACGATATCTAACGTGTAAGAAAGGACGTTTAGCGTTTTTACCAAGTACTTGGTCATAAACAGAAGTAGAACCAGCTGGAACTAATAATCCGTTAACTGCACCTGTACCAGTAAGACCACCTCTCATTGTAGGGTCGTTTAGGTATTTCCAATCAGTTTTGTAGAAATCATAACCTCTACGGAAACCTGTGAAACCTAAGTTAAGAGCCATATCTTTATCGTTGTCAAATAGACCATAAGAAGTTCCACCTGCACCGTAAGAGTTTTGAGCTGCTAACATATCATCTACGTCAAATCCAAAAGCTCTGTTTAAGAAAATAACATTTTCTTCGATAGAACCTTGTTTATCAAGACGAGAGATAATTGTATCCCACTCAGCTAAAGTAGTTGGGTTACCACCTGACCAAACGTTTCCTCTGTTGTTAACAACATAGAAGATACCTTCAGAACCATCAGCAATAGCAGCATTAGCTACGTTGTCCATAGGAACAGCTTCAATCATTGCAGTCTCTAAGTAATCATCAAAACGTAGACGAGTTTCGTGCTCAGACTTAAGATACCACAAGTATCCGTTAGCACCATTCTCAGTAGTAACTTCTACCCATCCGATTTGTGCCATATCAGAACCTGATACTGCATACTTATCTTTAAGGATGATTGGTTTGTTCTCAAAGAATACATCTTCTGCTTCTAAAGAACCTACCATTCCATTAGTTCCTTTTTTGAACTCAGAACCATAAACAAATACAGAATAAGTAGAACCAGAACCTGCTAATCCATTTAAATCGTAACAAGCTACTTGAAAAGTAGTTGATGTAGGAGTTGCAATAACAATAGCTTTTACGCTAACAGCTCCAGTACTCAACATAACTGTTTGACCTATTCTGATAGCTATGTTAGTTACACCTGAATCATTTACTGTAAAAGTTGGATTAGCTGTACCATCTGCATCTACAGTAGTTACGTTAACGTATTTAGTGTGTAGTCTTCCTTGTTCAGCCCATTTGATAAGGTCAGAGTTAGAAGGCATCTCAGCACCTACCATTCTTAAGAATGAAGCTACTGTGCGGTTACCATATCTTTCAAACTCTTTCTCATAAGTATCTGGAAGATACTGATTCAAGAAGTTAAAGTTGGTAATGTAATTTGTCGAAAGGGCTACCTTCTCAGCACTTGGCTGCAAGTTAAAACCCGGGGTAGATAAAACTGCCATGATTTTTTAATTTTTTAATTTTTACTTTTTATTTTTAGTCCTCTTCCCGAAGTGTCGTTTAGAGATTTTACTTGAAACCCGCCCTTTGAAGTTACTTGTGGTGTTGAGCGTTCAGACATATTAATGTTTTTCGTCTTACGCATTACATCGTCAGTAGCCTCTGCTTTACCTTGCTCATAAAAGAACTTAGCAAACTTGTCGGGATTCATTGCGAGAGACAATGACCTGTGGTATCCAACAGCGTCTGAAATCATACCACTCTCATCCAAGTACTTTGATATAAAGGACTGTGGATTTGACTGTATTTTCTTTAACTCTGCTGCATCGCCTGGGGAGAAAACAATCTTCTTATCGTCAAGCGTGAACTCAAAACCTTTGAACTCACTTCCGAATACGTCATCAGTCTTTTTATGAAACCAATCACGCTTTCTGTTTGATTCTTCCTCATAGGTCTTTGCGGACTCTATATATTGTTTATACGCCTGAATCTCTTCTGCTTCACTTTCAGAAATAGAACTCCCTCTTGACTCAAGGGGAACTCTGTACTTTTCCTTTTGCTCTTCAAAATACTTTTTGGCTTTAGCAATAGTCTTTTTTCGTGCTATTTTCTTTTTCTTTACATCTGATTCTTCATCGAACTCTTCGTCAATCATAAAGTCTTCCATCATAGACTCTATATCTTCAGCATCCAATCCTTCTTCAGTAGCAAAGAAATATTCCTTTAGCAACGTATCAGAATCTAAGTCATCAATGTTCTTGTTAAGTTTAACAAAATCCTCAATACCTCGACCTGTTTCTTTTTTATACTTAAAGTATGCAGATACATCTTCAGGTAACTCCTCAGACTCTCTAACTGCAGTCAACTCATCAAGTGAGTTAATATCTCTGCCATACTTATTCTTAATAAATGAAAGAACGTCATCTTCACTTAGTTCAGGTGCTATGTACTCCGGTTGCTCTTCTTGTTGAGGAGCTTCCTCTTCTATAGTCTCTTCACTAAACTTTTGTTCGTGCTGTTCAAGCAGTTGTTCTTCAACTTCCTGAATAGACTTTTCTTCTACTGCCTCAACGGCTCTTACTTTTAATTCCATTAGATTTTATTTTTGCAAAATTAACATATATTTTGAACACCTATCTTGGTTCAAATTCTGCTAAGTCAAATCCATCTAAGCTATCCTCATTTGATTCAAAGCTCATTGGAGGTAAGT